CCATTGCGGTATCTCGGGAAAACATAGGATTGTCAATCGCTTCGCAACAATATGGAGAATCGGTATTTAAAAATGGGGTTTTTGCTTCTGGTGCGATTGAATATCCAAACGCTTTAAAAGATGATGCTTACGAACGTTTAAAGAATTCTTTTACGGATGCTTATTCGGGTTTGCAGAATGCAGGAAAACCTATTTTATTAGAAAACGGTGCGAAGTTCAATCCGATAAAATTAGATGTTCAGGATGCCATGTTTTTGCAGCAGCGACAAATGACGGTTTACGAAATCGCAAGAATATTCGGTGTCCCTCCGCATATTCTTTATCAATTAGATAAGGCGAGTTTTAACAATATCGAAAGTTTAGGGATTGAATTTGTTCGCTATTCTTTACGACCTTGGTTAGAAATGATTGAAAGTGCTTTTAATTTAGACCTGCTTCGGGATGATGATTTTGGTAAAAAAGAAATTCGTTTTGATTTGGATGCGATGTTAAGAGGTGACACGGCAAGTCGTGCAGCATTCTATCAATCGTTAATTCAAAACGGAATTATTTCACCGAATGAAGCAAGAAGTCGAGAAGGGTATAATGAATATGAAGGTGGTGATGATAAGTTTTTGCAGTTAAATAATATGCCTGTCGATATGATTCGTGAATATTATTCAAAAGAAAATAATGTAAATAATGAATAACCAAGAAAAAAGATTTTATGAGGGTTTGGAAGCTCGAATGAATGAAAATGGCGAGGGCATGGAAGGGTTGGGAATTGTGACTAATTCACGAACGCTACTCTTTAGAACGGCGGACGGTCGTAATATTTATGAGGAGATTTCACCCGAAGCGGTTGCGAATTATGAATTGAATGAAGATATTATTTCGGCTTTTAATCACAATTATGAAAAGATTTTAGGCAGAACTTCTGCCAACACTTTAGCGATTGTAAAAGAAGCGGACGGCTTACGTTATTCAATCCCTTCTTTGCCGAATACAAGCTATGGAAATGACTTAAAAGAGCAGCTGAAAAGGGGTGACGTTCGTGGTTCTTCTTTCGTTTTTACGATTGCGGACGGTGGCGAAAGTTGGTCAGAAATTGAGGGAGGAATGTTGCGAACGGTTACCGCTTTTGAAAGAATTTACGAGGTTGGGCCTGTTGTGTCGCCTGCCTATGGTGATACGACTGCCGCGAAACGTAGCTTGGAAAACTTCAAAAGTATTGAAGTGATGGAGGTGAAAGTACTTGACGAAAATAAAGATTGGGTTTGGGAATTTAGAAATCGGGTGTTAAAAATGAGAAATAGAAAGTTTTAGAGCAGTAGCTCAATAATCATAACAATTATAATATGAACAGAAAACAGTTATTAGAGCAGCGTGGCGATTTGGTAAAAGCAAACGACACGCTATTGGAAACTGCTCAAAACGAAAGTCGCAGCTTAAACGCAGATGAGATTGTTTCTTTTGATGCGAATGAAGCGACAGCAGAAGAAATTACGCAAACTTTAGAGCGTATGGCAAGTCAACAATCACGTAGAAATATTGTGAACGTTGGGAACAATCGACACGGCGAAAGCGGCGAACAGGCGAAAATCGCAAAACGGTATTCGATTACCGATGCGATTCAGCAGCAACTTGGCGGCGGAGCAAAAAACGGTTTGGTTGCCGAAATGCACGAACAGGCGAAAAGTGAAAACCGTGAATTCGGAAAAGATTTGGAGGGTGTTGGTATGCCGTCTTTTTTGATTCAGCCTATTCAAAAACGTGATTTGACAGTCGGAACGGCAACGCAAATTGGAAATACAGTCGCTACGGAAGTAGGGGAGATGATTCCATTTTTGCAACCTCGATTGAAAGCAATGGAATTGGGTGCGACAATGATGACAGGATTAACTTCCAACTTGTCAATTCCTCGAAATAATGCAATTGGTGCAGCATCTTGGGAAGGTGAAACTGATGAAAATGCAGAAACGAATTTGACGACTGATGTAATTGCATTAGCACCAAAACGGTTAGGTGCTTTGATGGATTATACGAAGCAATTGTTATTGCAATCTTCCGTTTCTGTTGACAATTTAGTTCGTAATGATTTACAGCGTGCGATTGCGATTGCGTTAGATTATTCTGCAATCAACGGAAGCGGTTCAAGTAATCAACCAACGGGCATTTTGAACACGGCAGGAATCGGTGATGTAGCAATGGGAACTAATGGAGGTGTTCCAACCCGTGCAAAATTGGTTGATTTGGTTTCAAAGTTAGCAACTGCAAACGCTGATATGGGTGCTTTGGCATTCTTGACAACGCCCGGTATTCGTGGAAAATTGCAGCAAACGCTTTTGGATGCAGGTTCGGGTCGCTTTGTTTGGGAAACGCCAAATGAACTTTTGGGTTACAACGCACAGGTTTCAACACAAGTGCCTTCGACTTTGACGAAAGGAAGTTCAAGCATTTGTCATGCAATTATTTACGCAAATTGGGAGGAATTGATGATTGCCCAATGGGGCGGAATTGACCTTTTGGTGGATCCGTACACGCTCGGAAATAAAGCAATGGTTCGAGTAATTGTGAACTCTTACTGGGATATTGCTTTACGTCATGCAACTTCTTTTGCAGCGATTAAAGATGCTTTAGTATAGTATGAATAAGTAAAATATTGAAATCATTCCGTCAAAAAGTTGGCGGAATGATTTTATTAATAGAAAAAAGATGTTAGAAATTAAATGGCTAATTCCACATTTTAAATATGCGTATTCCGCAGGAAATATTTGTAAAATGGAAAAGGAAAAAGCGGAGGTATTGATTAAGAGCGGAAACGTTGAATTATTTAAACGACCGAAACCATTAAAAAAACAGAACGCAACTAAAAAATAAAGATGGATTTATTTCAAATCATATTAAGAAATTATAAGATTCAAGAGTATCGGCAGCGATTAACTTATAAAGTTACGACTGCTCCTGCTGCTGAGCCTTTGACCTTGACAGAAGCGAAACTTCACCTTAAAATGGATGGGATTTCTGCGGATGATGATTTGATTACTTCTTTAATTATTGCGGCTCGCCAATATGCTGAAAACTATTGTAATCGTGGTTTTATTACGCAAACGATTACACAAGTTTATAATCGTTTTCCAGAATTTGAGGGCGTTTTGAGATTGGCAGTTTCGCCTTTGGTGTCGGTTACTTCGGTAGTTTATAAAGATGGAAACGGCGATGACCAAACTTGGGCAGGTGCAAATTACGTAGTTGATAATTATACGGAACCAGGGGAAATCAGTTTGGCAAATAGTAAGATTTATCCAACGACTTTGACTCAAAAAAATACCGTTACGGTCATTTATCAGGTTGGCTACGGTAATGCGGCGGCTGTTCCAGTTGGGGTTAAGCAAGCTATGTTATTATTAATCGGACACTTTTACGTGAATCGGGAAGATACGGTAAGCGAAAAACGGACAGCAGCAGAAAGGCTATTAGGTTTTTATAGAGTAAAAAGATATTAGTATGAAAATCCTTATCAAACATAGTTGCGAATGTTCCGACAAACATTTTCAAATGCTTAAACAGTTATTTGAAAAATTCGGGTTTTGGGTGTTGGATAAGAATATTCAATGTATGAGTTCGGAAATCACAGCGGAAGATAAGGCTTTGGTTGACTATGTGGTAGAGTTTAAATATATGGCTTACATTCATAAGTACTTTATCAATGATTTGAAACTGTTTATCAGTAGCGGAATAGAAAACATTTTGACGAAACGTGTTTTGTATTTTAATGAAAACAGTGGCATTGTTGATTGTGAGGAAATGGTGGTGACGGCTTATATATCAGATTGGGAGTTCGTTGATGTGTTTTCAAATGTTGATAATCTAATTTGTATTGAGGGAGCTGTGGTTGCGGTTGAGGTAACTGATATTGAATTTGTTCAAAAACAGGGCGTTTTTCTGACGGAAGGATTCTCAAAACAAATGTTGGAAGATGGTAATTGGAATGTTTAGGGAACGGATTATTATCCAAACGGCAACGAATGCAACGAATGCCAACACGGGCGAGATTGAAACTGCTTGGGCGGATAGTGTCACGGTTTGGGCGGATAAGGAAGTGTTGAGCGGTTCGGAAAAGGAAAGTAAAGATGTAGTGACAGCGATTGATAAAACTAATTTTTTAGTTCGATACGGTCACGATGTAGATAATTCAACCAACTTTCGTATCAAATATAATTCAAAATATTACGATATTGAATCGGTTGAGGAAGTAGAATTTAAAACGATTTCAAGGCTGCGATGTGTGCAGCGTTCAAATATAACAAGTTAAATTATGACGTTATCAACTCAAGAACAAATTGATGTAATTGTCAAAAAGTTTGAAACTTTAAAATTCGTTTTTGGGGATGATAATTTTGAAAAAGTATTGGCGGAAGCTGCTGAACCTGCTCAAAGTGCAATGCGTGATGCTGCACCCGAAAGCGGTTATTCGCACGTTATGAAAGACGGCGGCGGTTCTTCAAAAAGGGTAAAAAGTGGAAACCTAAAACGTTCGATTCAAGTGTTTAAATCAAAGAAAGCGAAGAAGTTTGTTTCTGCTTTGGTTGGGCCTGTAACTTCTAAAAATTCAAAGATTACGAGTTTGGTTGGTGGCCCAAAAGTTTCGAGGGCAAAACGTGCATTTTATTGGCGGTTTAATTACTACGGTGCTTATAATGCTGCACCAAATCGTTTCATTGACAAGTCGAGAAATGCTTCCGCAAACGCTGTATTATCAAAGCTAAAAAGCGGTGCGAGAAAATATTTAGATAAAGAGATTGCAAAAATATTCTGATGAGGTTTGATGTAGCGATAAAGAATTTGATTACACAAAACACGGCGATTGCAGACGAAATTGCAGGGATTTATCCTGTTGTCGTTCCTGCGAATGTATCCGCACAGGTCAATCCTGTTTTGGTGTATAATCAAGTAAGTACGTCACCAATTTCGACAAAATCGCAGTATGGAGAATATGATCGTGCGGTGATTCAATTAAGTATTTTTTGTAAGTCATTAGATAAATGTCAAATTATTGCGGCAGCGATTCGGGCGTTTTTGGATAGATATTCGGGAACGATAACGGTAGCAGGTACGGATTATAGAATTGATTTAGTACGCTTTCAAAATCAAGAATTTGTCGGGTTTGATGAGGATAATGATGTGTTTATGATTGCACAGGATTATCAGTTTGCGATGACGAGATTTTGGACTTTTGGCTTGCCTACGCTGTGCGGCTCGGTGAATGCTGCTCAAACAAATTCGACTTTAAGAATAGAAGATTTTCCGCTTTTGTGGTTGATTGGAAATGGTGGAGCAGGGTATTATGATAGTTATAAAGGTGATACGTTTGAGATTTCGGGAAGTGGGAATTGTTTGTATGGTGGTAGTGTGGCGGATTATGATGCGGTAACTTCTATTGGGTTGAATAATAAATCATTAACGACTGATTTTAATAAAAAACTTTTATACAGATTCAATAACCTTGATTTTTTAAATCTAAATGACAATAGAGGAATATCAGTTGTTGACTTAAGCTCTTTAAATGCATTGAAAGATATTTCTGTACGTTCTTTGTCGATTTCTGTTTTAAATGTAGCATTATCTGATTTACGTATTTTAAATGCACAAGATAATCAAATCAATTCTTTAACATTTTCATCGCTTTCAGAATGTGAACAAGTTAGACTCGATAGGAATTTATTAATTTCTTTTGATGCTACTTCTTTAATCGTCTGCACTTTTTTAGAAATATATGCGAACAATTTAACAGCTTTAGATTTATCCGCTGCGGTGAATTTAGTTTATTGCAGAGTTCAGAATAACTTATTAAGCAACTTAGTTAATAGCCAATTATTAATTGATTTAGACAGTCACGGGAAAAGTAACGGATTTTTTCAAAGCAGCATTTTCGGCGGTGGTTCACTAACAACAGCAGGTGCAGCAGCGAAAACAAGTTTACAGAGCAAAGGGTGGAACATTGTTGGATTATAAAATAAAAGCAAAATGAAACTAACAAGAGTAGAAGATTCAGATATATTCTTTTTGGCAGGTGACGGGGTGAGGTGTGTCGGTGAGGTGCTAATAGAAGGTAGCTTTGAGGTGGTTTTTGGGTATGCTTTGCAGCTGCGAAATGAACCCGATGTTGATTT